CCATCTCTCTTATGAGGAGATGCTTCGCCTCAGCCCTGTCTTGCGAGAGATTATAGCTGAGCGTCAAAGGGGTGCAATATCATAGTTCTCACACAAGGCATGCAAACTGGGACTGCCGATCTGGCAATCCTCGTCCGTGATGCAAGCGGAAATCTGGTCGATCCCGTTCTGATCAATTACACCATTTACAAGCTCCGCGATCTTGTCCCCACGAAGCCGACAGTGGCATACGAGTACGACCTTCACCAGCCGCTCAGCATGGAAGGTGGACCGCCGCTTCCGCCTGAAGGGGCTACCCTAGCCTTACCGCCGCAGCAGACTCCGGTACGCGCCAGCGTCGGCACCTACTACGCGCAATTCACCATCCCGACGACATGGAAGGGCGTCTACAAGATCGTGTGGCAACTCCAGGAGTTCGCCGGGAACTGCCCGCAAAGCTACGTCCACATGGATTTTGTTACTCAGACCGTGGACCCGGCTGACCCGGCGTTCGAGGCCCCGTCGATGATCATCGGCAAGCAGCTTTCCATCGCCAGCGCGAGAACGACCCCCGCGATGTACGCGCAGGCGATTCGCGCCGTGCGCGAGCTTCTGTCGGACACGAACCCGGACAGAAATTACCACTTCCGCCCGCCGACGCCGGGCAAGGTCGTCTCGAATTACACAACCCGCGTGGGCTTCATCTGGCTGGACACCACGATCCTCGTGAACCTCTCCATTTCGATCTCGATGCTGAACGTGTACAACCCGATGAACTACTACGCGTGGACGCTCGACACGATCCCGGCGGATTGGGGCAACATCGCGGCGCTGGAGGCGGCGGCGCTCTGCCTGTCGGGAGAGTCGGCGAGGTGGGCCGCCGACGAGTTCAGCTACTCGCTCAACGGCGTGTCGCTCGACATCAACAAGTCGGCGCTGTACCAGTCGCTAGCGGCGACGTACAGCCAGCAGTTCAACACGATGGCACCGCTCGTCACGGCGAACCGCCCGGTCAGCGCGGGGTTGAGACAGCAAAGATGGCTTCTCGGATGATGAGTGAAAAATCCGACTTCCCAGTATTAGGTATAGGGAGGCTCGAAAATGTACGTCTATCTCATCACCAACGCTGTAAACGGCAAGATTTATGTTGGTCAGCACAAAGGCGACAACCTTGTGCAGTATTTGCAGAAGAAGTTTTGGGCTGCGCAACACAAGCCCAAAGAACGGTCTAGCCTTTTCGCCGCCATTCGAAAGCACGGACGGGAGAACTTTTCCATTGAGCCTATCGCTGAGGTTCACGGCGACATGCCCAAGGCAGTGCTCAATAGCCTTGAGACGTTCTGTATCGCTTTTCTCGATTCTCGCAACCATGAAAAAGGCTACAACATCTGCCGTGGCGGTGAGGGGTTCACGGGACCCCATTCCGAAGAAGCTAAGAAAAAGAACGCCGCCGCTAGTCGTCTTATGTGGCAGCGACCGGGAGTCAAGGAAAATTTCAGTGCTAAGATGAAGGGGCATGCCACATCTTCTGAAACGATAGAGAAAATAAAATCTGCCCGCGCCAAGCAGGATGAATCCGTTCGTTTAGAAGCGTTCAACGAGTGGAAGAATCAGAAACTCGCCGTTGACCCAGACCATTTCAAAAAGATAGGCGGGGCAGCATCGCGGGAAGACAAAGCCAGAGCGGGCAGGGCAGGGTCACGGGAAGACAAACAGCGGGCTGGTCGCATTGCAGCCAAAAGTCTTCCAAAGGCGATTCACACACGATGGCACGTCAACCGAGGAAAAACGAACCCAGAATGTTCTCTTTGCGGTTCTTAGTTAGGTAAAGCAAATGGTCACCAATCTCCTACTCATCGACTCCGGCATGGTCGGCTCGCACGACCTGTGGTGGGCCGACAGCAAGGACGCGACCAAGGGCTACAACATCTACCGGGCGTTCGATTACCCGTCCAACTGGGTGAAGCTGAATGCATCCCCATGGTCTGGGCACTTCTACCGCGACATGACCACGCTTCAGCAGGTGACATACGACGTGCCGCCCGAGGACTTCATCGAGAAGGGCGAGGTCGGGCAGTGGGTCATCCGTCTCAAAGAGGTGCCGTACACGACCGTCAGGAGCGGTCGTGTCTCCGTATCCAACAGCCCGGATGACGTCACCGTCATCTGCGACGGCGTGAGCTTGCGCCCGACGTCGGTCAACGCCTTCGACCGCACCGTCACGATGCTGGTGGACAACACCCTCGCGCAGGGCGGGGCGGTCTCCGACACAGCGCTGGTCAACGCCGGGAACGTCAGCGTCGCCGACTATAACGGCGTGCAGGTCTGGCAAGTCGTGTACAACAAGCTCGTGAACTACGTTGACATCTACGCGAGCCTCAACCGCACCTACTACACCGTCGTGCCCGTGGGCGAGAAGGGCGAGCTTCACAAGCCGGGAGCGCCGGGCACCGACGTCAGGAACACGCAGGAGATCGACAAAATAGATTGGGTCTACGAGGAGATGGTGCGCCGCAACGAGTACCTGTTCGAGACGACCGGGGAACCCGCTCTGTGCTTCTTCCGCATGTGGCGCGGCGAGCGCTGCGGGTGCGTGTTCGGAAGCGAGCAGCCCAAGACCGGGTGCCCCATCTGCTTCGAGACCGGGTTCGTGGGCGGCTACATCGGCCCCTACGACTTCCTGTTCGTCCCCCCGGACTCCGCGATCAACCGCATTCTCGACGAGGGCGGCATCAAGACGACGAGGACCTCCCGGAGCTACATGACGCGCACGCCCATCGTCCAGAACGGCGACCTGATCCTCCGCGCCAACGGGGACATCATGGTGATAAGCGACGTGGTATACAAGATGCCAAGGGGCATCATACTCCAGCAGGACTTCACCGTGGAGCTTCTCGCGCCCGGCGACACGCGCTACCTGTCGGCGCAGGCGATGATCCGCAAGAACTACGGCAGCCTGCCCACGCTGTACAACCCGGTCGTCAGACCCGACCCGAAGAACGGCACAGGCACGGGGCAGCCCGTGTTTGATCCGCGCACCGTCCCGGCCATCCTCGGCGGCAGGCAATTCGAGAACCCGAACATCCCCATCGGCAAGACTGTGGAATTTGGAAAGCTCCAGGGCAAGGGGCGGTGAAATTCAACTATCCGCAGCATAAAGAGAGGCACCTCTATGGCTTTCGACGCAAAGGAACTGGCAAAAACGGCACGTGTTCTGGACGAATCCGACATCCCCAACGGGAATCCCGAGCTTCAAGCGATGGTCGGCGACCCTGACGACTATCGCAGCAGCCCGTTCGCGCAGTTCAAGCCGAACCCCGGCAACACGCAGCTTCCCAACCCGCTCTCTCCGGTGGAAGGCGACGAGATGTTCTTCGCGTATATGCTCCCTGGCGCAAAGTTCCAGGCGCGGGACGGCAGCCAGTGGAATATCCTCGACTACCCCTGGCAGGGAGTCGTGCATATTGAAAATGTTTGGTACCCGCGCATCAACGCGCAGGTCAGCCTCAACGACATCCGCCGATCCATCGAGCAGTGGGTCGAGCCTGTGCAGGTCTTCATCGCCGCCCCGGCTCCCGGCGTGGACTACGGCGCGATGCCCGTCAAGATCGTGGACGGCCCGACGAACTACGGCCGCCCGGACGAGGTCTCCAAGGGCGAGGGCGGCTTCAGCACCGGCGGCAATGGAGTATCCGGCGGCTGGTGAAGCCCTGCACAAAACTGCCTACCTGAAGCAGTAATAGGGGCTTCGGGATGCAAGTCTACAAGATCACAAATCTGGTCAACGGGAAAGTATACGTCGGAAGAACGACGCTTACTGCTGCGTCCCGATGGCGAAGGCATCTCTCTGCGGCGCATTTGGGAAAAGGCAGCCCGTACCTCGGAGCAGCGATACGGAAGCATGGGGTTGAAGCGTTTACGGTCGAAACGATATACGAAGCTAAAACCAATACTGAGCTTTCGGCGATGGAAATTTTCTTCATTGTCTTGCACCAATCCAACCTAAGAGAAAACGGGTACAACCTCACACTTGGCGGCGAGCAAGGACTGCTCGGGTACAAGCATTCGGAGGAGACAAAAAGAAAAATAGCCGCAGGGCGACAAGGAATGAATCACCCCATGTACGGCTATAAATATTCAGAAGAGGCTAAGCTCAAGTTTTCTGAAATGAACAAAGGAGAGGGAAATCCGTTTTTTGGGAAATCCCACACCGTGAAATCGCGGCTGAAAATGGGGGCGAGGGGCGTTGACCACCACAATTTCGGAAAGCATTTAGCTGAATCCACACGCCAAAAGATTGGAGTCGCAAATTCTAAAACTTCCACATTCCTATCCCCTTCGGGCAGCACTGTGACAATCACGAATATGAAGGCTTTTTGTAACAAATACGGGTTAAGCAGGTTTCACATGAGCGCCGTATCTCACGGCAGGCGACCACATCACCGTGGTTGGACGGGGGCTTAAACCATGGTGGACCTAACCGGGGCAAACTTAATTGCGTATCTTATTAGAATGATTAGGGATATTGTTGAAAGAAACCCAAGGTTTAAGCAAACACTTGGCACTGTTACGTTCCCTGCGAATACAATTATACGCTGGGGCGATGTTTGGATTAGCGTGACCAGCGTCACGACGTCAGGTACGCGTTTGTCACCTTCGTATTTCATGTGCACGCAGATCGGCCGCGCCATCCTCGCCAAGGTGGGCGACAAGGACGGGCAGTTCGTCGAGTGGACCCGCGAGGTCGATCCCGCGCAGCAGAACCCTCCGCCCGGCGTGTACTACCTCAACGTGGACTTCTTCGACGACAAGACCCGCGACCTCGGCCTGACCGTCCACAAGTACCGCTGGGTCGAGGGCAAGCTGAAAGAGGCGACGGGCACGGTCGTGAACTTCCGCCCCGGCATCGACGTGACCACGGTCGCTTTCTCCGACTCCGCGACAAGCACCCCCGTCGAGGCGACCGTGTTCAACCAGACCACGGGCGGCTTCGCCTACCTCGTGACGCCGACGCAGCAGCTTGCCTGCTCGTACAGCACCGGACTGAACTTCCCGGCGTGGAACGCGACCTTCAGCTACGTCCCCGGCGACCAGGTCGTTTTCGGCGGCTCGGCGTACATCGCGGTCGCGTACAACACGGGGACGACCCCTGGCACCAATCCGACCGTATGGACGCCCTACAGCGTCCTGGTGCCCCTTGCGGGGCAATCTCTGACGCCCCTGACGGATTTCTGGTACCAGCGTCCGCAGAATGCCGTTATCATCCAGACCACGGTATCCGGCACCCAGCTTGCCAATATCCCAAGTCCTTATATTTCAGTAACTTTGACCGACCAGTCCGGCTACGTCCTGCGCCCCGGTCTCGACTACGTTTTTCAAGGTCCGCAGTGGGTCATGCTGTCGCAGTATACCCCGGCAGGCTCGACCATCACGGCGAACATGGTGGTTAAGGTCAATCCCTACAACACGGTAGGGATCATGCCCGAGAACTACCTCCAGGTCAACCTTGCGCCGGGCGAGACCCTCGCACCCGGCCAATGCTTCGTCAATACCCCGGCTGGCTCTTTCACGAACCCGATCCCGCAGGCGGACGGCTCCCTGCTCATCCCGCAGCTTCTCCAGCCGGGCGACTTCCTCCGCTGGGAGGTGCGCATCGACTCCGGGCAGATGAAGTCCAAGGCGAGGAAGTGGGAGATCAACAACCTCACGCAGGTGGACCCGAGCACGATCACCTACGCCCGCGTGGACGAGCAGGGCAATATCACGCAGAACTTGACAGCCACCTACGTGCAGAACGCCGACCCATCGCAGCTTCAGGGCGTCGTCCAGACCAGCGCCGGGCAGCCAATTCTAGTTAATGGGCAACAGAACCCGATCCTGTCAGGCCTGAGGCTTGCCATCGGCGACAACGTGGTGGTGGGCGACCAATGCGCGATCATCGTAAGCCCAGGACTCTGCGAGACATACGAGGTGTTCGGCTCCAAGGAGAACCTGTCGTTCACGCTTGAGATCAAGGCGAACGACCTCCAGACGTCCTCCGACCTGGCGGAGATGGTCAAACGCGAGCTTCTCATCATGACCCGCGAGAACACGGAGGCGGACGGACTCACGATCTTCGAGGTCACCCGCAGCTTCGCGGGAACGGCGAGGGATACTTCCGCGACCGCACCCAGCTACGTCAACACCGTGACGGTCAGCGCGGCAGCCGACTGGAAGGTCTACATTCCGCTCGTGACGCGCCTGACCCACTTCGAGATTAGCGAGACCTTGGTGCAAACCGATTTCTTGGGGAAGCTTACAGTTTCTCCAAGAATGAAAGCCTTTGGTTCTGAAATCTTTATTCCAAGTTATCGTTAGTGCTGCATTTTAAGGAACTTTAGAACCCATAGGTATGTTGCACAGTCTTATTGGACAGACCTTCGGTCATCTTGTAGTTATTGAACAAGTGCGGCGGAAAACGTTGAGCAAATCCCGCCCGGCATATTGGAAGTGCCGGTGTTTGTTATGTGGGATCGAAACAACTGTACGCGGGAGGCATCTTCGTATTGGGCGAACAAAAACTTGCGGCAATCACCCAGAGTTGAAGCGTGTTCCTCGACTTGATCCAGAATTGGCTGCCTCACGCTCCTACATTCGCCATTACAGGTATAACGCTAAAACTAGGGGGCTTTTCTGGGCCTTAACAGAAAATCAGGTTGTCGATCTGATGAAGAAAGACTGCTTTTATTGTGGAAATCATCCGTCTTCACGTGCCTTGGATGGAGGACATAAGCGAGCAAAGAGAATGCTAGTTTGCAACGGGCTGGACCGCTTAGACAGCAGCATCGGCTATACGCCGGAGAATGTGGTGCCATGTTGTGGCTCTTGCAACCTACTTAAAGGAAGCAAATCAGTCGTTGAGTTCTTGAGCTTGATTGAGAAAATTTCGCAGTTTCAGGAGAGCAAGCGATGCCAGCCTATGACTACCAATGTCAAAAGTGCTCCGTTGTCCACGAGCACATCTGCTCAATAAGCAACCGCCCAGACTCCATTAAGTGCGCTCGCTGCGGCGGTGAGGCAGAACAGGTCATCCTGATCGCTCCGGGAGTCATGACTGGCAATATGACCAATGTTACGCAGGACGTGGCCATCGGGAAGGACGCGGACAAGCGCTGGAGCCGCATCCTCGATAAGAAGGCGCAGCGCGACAAGATTCGCCGCGAGAGCGGGAAGACCGGGCTTGAGTGGTCGGACGCGGACAAGGCGTTCAAGCCGCACGACCGCAAGCTTGAGTTCATTAGCACCCCCGAGCCGAAAGAGGGCTAACCCCTATTTCTTCGGGAACGACTAGATTTTTGGACTTTCGTCTTCTTGGATGAAGTCCCTTTTGACGAGGAAACTATGGCACTTTTCACTAGCTACGCACCTCCCGGCGTTTACACGACAGAAATATTTGTGTCTAACACGGCGACTCTGGCGGGCACCGCCCGCATCCCGGTCATCATCGGAGAAGGCCAGCAGTTCTTCACGGTCAGCAACTACGAACTGTTCCGTGGCTCCTCCCCGGTTCAGGACGACCAGTCGGTCAATGAGAACATTTCCGACCAAGTCACGGGCCTGACGCAGAGCTTCAACACGACCTTCTACCCTGTCACGGACGGCACGGGCAAGGGCGTCGTGACCAACAATCCGGCGCTCGTCCAAGTGCAGGCGGTCTACACCAACGGCAACGTCGTTCCCGTCACGGTTATCAGCCTGAACGGCGCGACCGGCGCATTCGTCACCCAAGACATCATCCCAGCAGGCACCGACCTCACGATCACCTACACCTTCAAGCGCGGCGATACGCTCGTGACGAACGAGAACCACACCGTGGACGTCCCGCAGTACGCGACGCTGGAGGTGGGTCCCGAGATGAGTCCCCCTGGCAGTAACGTCGTGCTTAGCCTCACGAAGCCCGGTGTGACCGGAAACCTCGTGACGCTCCAATTCGTGAACGGCGTGGCAGTGCCGGACGCGCAGGCCGTGAACGGCGCGGGCACCGACGCGATCACGATCAACATCAATTCGAACTCCATCGGGACGCGCACGCTCGCGAACCTCGTGAGCCTCGTCTCCGCTGGCATCCCGACACTGGACGGCGGTTACCTCACGGTGAAGTCAGGGCCGGGCAGCGGTGGTCTCGCGCAATTGACAACGTCGGCGGCAGTGCCGTTCTCAGGCGGCTCCGGGCCGGGAAGCAACACGGTGTTCCAGGTCAACAATTTCCCAATCGTGGACGGCACCAACGGTGGTGTGACCACGACCAGCCCAGCGAACGTCGTCGCGCTGGTCAACGGCGTCCCGGCGCTGGTCGCGGCGGTCAACGGCGCTCTCGGCCAGATCACCCTGGCGAATCCCGTCGCCTTCGGCTCGACCTTGACGTTCACTTACTACTACAACACGTGGCAAAACACGTTCGATCTGCTCCCAAGCTCGAACGTCGCCTCGATCATCGAGATCGGTCTCGGACCGAACCGCGCAGACTTCGCGCAGGGCGTGGACTACGTCCTTGGCGTGGCATACGACAAGCTCGGCAACGTCGTGGCGAACACGGTCAACTGGGGCAACAACGTGAGCGAGGCAATCGGCGCGTCATCCGCTGCCGAACTTGCGAACTTCACTCCGTCCGAGGTTCTGACGACTCTTGTGGACGAGCAGGTTTGGCTCCGTCCGCTTTCCGGCGTCGTGAACGGCCGCAACGCGGTCTTCGCCATCCCCGACACGCCGACAGATGGCAGCGGCATGGGCCGCCCCACGGATGACCCGTCCAAGATTCAGGTCTACGTCGGCTCCGATCCACTGGAAGCTTTCGAGGCGGGAGCGGTCGCGGTGGCGTCGCTCAGCGGGGCGGCGCAACAGGTCACCCTGTTCAACGCGCCACAGCCGTCGAGCATGGTTAGCAGCCAGCCCGCCCAGCCGGTGGGCGTGTGGGCGAGCTACTACCGCAACACGCTGGCCTCGCACCAGTACACGGTTTCGGTCATCCAGCCCGGCTACGTCGGTCTGGGCACCTACCAGATCAAAGACGAGCTTAGTCGCATCGCCCCGCTGGTCTACGGCGGAACGAACACGGTCGCAGCGGGCGCATCGTTCGCGGCAACTGGCATAATTTATCCGGGCGTGGCGTCATTCGATAGTTCATACCAGACGGGCGACGCGCAGGCGCAGGCCGGCGCGGCTGTGGATGAAACGATCACCCTCACATTCCGCAACGATGGCAACGGCACCGTCATTCCCGCCGTGCAGGCGACCCTGACGACGAGCTTCGGCTCCACTGGATCAATCACTTTCACCGCGATGATTCCGGGCGTTGGCGGCAACAGCGTGCAGATCGCGCTCGACGCATCCTCCCTGAACCCTGTCCCCGTGACTGTCAGCGGCAACCTCATCACGATCTACGCCAACTGGACTGGCACGTTGCAGACCTTGACCCAGATCGCGGCGAACTTCCCGTCCGCAGAGACGGCGAACGGCGGTCAAATCCTCGCCTCCGGCGCATCCAACGGCACGAACGTGACGACCACTGCGGCAGCCAGCCTGACTGGCGGTGTGGACGCGGTGTTCGCGCCGGTCACCCACAGCTACACCGTCACTTCGAACAATGCGAAGGGTTCCGGCTCCGGCGGATCGAACATCGGCTACCTCAACCAGACGTACATTGACATCGTGACCGGATTCCGCGTCACCATCGTTGACCCGGACGACCACGCCGCCTACGGCGTGATCTCGATCCCGGCAAGCTACAGCTTTGGGGTGGGCGACACGCTCCAGTTCATCGTCAAGATCGACGCTTCTGGCGCGAGCGCGGCAACCCGCAACTGCGGCACGCCCGGCATCGCCCCGGCGTACTCGAACAATGCAATCGCTATCCCTGGCCTAAAGATGGAAGTGGTCTCGAACTATAACTCCACGACCGGAGACACGGTCATCATCAGTACCTTCCGTGGCAGTGGCGACGGTCCGGCTGTCGGCACGTTCTACTACGTGACCTTCACAACGAACAAGCAGGCTTCGGACTACGCCCTCAAGCTCTACACGTCGGCTTCGGCAGCCTACACGGCATACGGTCAGCCGAACACGATTAACCGCCTGTCGCTGGGCATCCAGCTTATGGCGCAGAACGGCGTGCAGATTTTCGGCGCGATCCAGGTCCCTGTGCAGCCCGGCACCAACGTGGCCGCCTCCAGCGACTTTATCGCGGCGCTCCAGCAGCTTACAATGAACCTTCCAGGCTTGAACCGCAAGGCGGACGTGGTGATACCGCTGAGCAACGACCCGACGGTCCATCAGGCTTTGAGCCGCCAGTTGACGACCCAAGCGACCGCACGCTACAAGGGCGAGGCAATCGGCTTCGTGGGGTACAGCCAGTTCACCACCCCCGCGCAGGCGAGCGCCAACGCGGAGAGCCTGCTCAACCAGCGCATGATCGCAATCGGCAACGCTGCGGCGGGCGTACTGATCACGAACCCGACGACGGGAGTAGCAATCGAGTACCTGGTTGACGGGCCTTTCATGGCAGCCGCCATGGCCGGTCTGAACTGCAACCCGGCGAACGACGTGGCGACGACGCTGACCCTCCAGAACTTGGTCGGCTTCAGCCGTTTGCTTATCACCTACGACGACCCAACCATGGACCTCGGGGCGGCGAATGGCTTGACATGGGTGCTCAACAACAACGGCTCCCTGTTGATCCGCCACTACAAGACCACGAACCCGCAGAACACGCTCGTAAGCGAGCCGACCTCGACGACCATCGCGGACTACGTCGCCCAGCAGTTCCGCTTGACCCTGCAACAGTTCATTGGCCGCAAGCTGGTCGATAGCTTGGTCACGGACATCACCGTGGTCAGCAACAGCCTGCTGAAGAACCTCGTGGACTTGCAGATCGTCGCCGGGTACGAAAGCTTGGTGGT